ACAGGCACGGCTCATTTGGCAGGCGCATTGGGCGTTAAAACCATTGTCTTGTTACCTAAAGAAGAATACATTTGTTGGCGTTGGAAAAACGCTAAATGGTATGACTCTGTTGTTGCATTGCGTCAAGAAGAATATGAACAAGTACCTGACCTTTTAAGGAGAATGTAATGCTTTGCCCGAAATGTGGATATTCCGAAGGTAACCATATAGAAACTAAAAAGTCTGACAAAGACCATTACCTTGAGTTTTGGGGGTACACACTACACACACCCGAAGCTGAACAAGCATGGAAAGAAAAGCAAGAAATGACCTACAGGGAAGCACCTATGGTGATGTCTGATATTGAGGGCCATATTTCAATGGCTGATGGCTCATGGATTTCTAGTCGCTCTAAACACAGAGAAAACTTAAAACGCAACCATTGTATTGAAATTGGCAACGATGTACCTATGCAACAAAAACCCGCAGAACTAAGCAAAAAGTCTATGGAAGCAAGAAAGCGTCAAATTGCTGAACTAGCTTATGCCAAACTAAAATAAGGAAAAACCATGTCAGAAGAACAAATTGACCGCAGAAGTGCATTAGAAGCAGCAATGAACGAAGTAGAGGAAAACAATGACAAAGAACCCTTGGAAACAGAAGAGGTTTTGGCAGAGAATAATGCCAAGGAGTCCTTTAAAGAGGAAATTAGCGAACCAGACGACAAAGAGATTGCCGAGGATATTCAAATTGCTAAATCTGAGAAATCGGATGAAGAACCGCAAGTAACTCGCCCATCTACATGGAAAAAGGAATATGTCCAAATATGGGACAAAATGGAAGCTGGCGAACAAATTAGCAAAGAAGACTTTAATAAATTTGCCGAATATGCCAACCAAAGGGAATCTGAATACAAGAAAGGTGTAAGCACTTATAAGGCTGAAGCTGACAGAGCTAAGTCTTATGAAAACGCTATTGCGCCCTATGCTCAAGATTTGCAAAAACGAGGAATACAGCCTACGCAATACATTGAAAACCTAGTGCGTGCAGAACAATTATTGACTAATGCACCTTACGAACAAAAAGTCCAAGTATTTCAAAAACTTGCGTCAGATTATGGTATACAATTAAATGGTGGACAAGTAACACAACTTGACCCATACACGCAACAACTGATGAACCAGTTAAATATGGTTAATCAAGAAGTGTCATCTATTAAAGGTCGGTTTGCCCAAGAGGAAAACCAACGCTTAATGAATGAGATTGAAAGAGTACGAAGTGATGTGGAGAAATACCCTCACTTTGATGTGGTAAGGGAAGAAATGGCTCAACTACTTGAGTTAGGTAAAGCCCAAGACCTCGAAACGGCCTACAAGAAAGCCGTGAGAATGAATGACGATGTATGGGCGTTGGAACAGGATAGACTCCTAAAAGACGCAAAACAATCGGCAATCAAATCACAGCAAGTAGCGAAGGCTAAGGCAGCAGCAGTAAGTCCGAAATCCGTTACTCCTAGCGGAAGGGTGTCTGAACCTGGTGATAAAAAGGATAGACGGTCATTAATTGCCGAACAAATGGGTGAGGCGTTAAGCCGTAGGGTTTAACTTAATTTAAAGGATAATAATCATGGCATTTGCAAATAGCGCAATTACAGACATAATTGCCACCACAATTCAGTCTCGTTCAGGTGAGCTGGCAGACAACTTAACACAAAACAACGCAATTCTTCAGCGCCTTAATCAAAAAGGTAATGTTCGGCCTTTCAGCGGCGGAAATGTCATACTCGAGGAGTTGTTTTATGACGATTCGGCAACAAATAATGCTAGTTCTTATAGCGGATATGAAGTATTGAACATTGCACCAGATAGCCCTATCTCTGCTGCTCAGTTCAAAATTGCTCAATACGCAGACTCAGTAACTATGTCTGGTCTTGAAATGTTGCAAAACAGCAGCAAAGAAGCAATCATTGACCTTTTAGATGGTCGTATGCAAGTTTCTGAAGCTCGCTTGTTAAACCGCATTTCTGGTGACTTGTACGGTGATGGTACTGGTAACGGTGGTAAGAACTTGGATGGTTTGGGCGCTGCTGTTGCTGCTGTTCCTACATCTGGTACTTACGGTGGTATTAACCGTGCTACTTGGACTTTCTGGCAGAACCAAATTACTACTGGTGTAACCACAACTCCTTCAACAACAAACATTTTGTCTAAGATGGTTGAAGCTGCTATCAAGCAGATTCGTGGCACAGACAAAGCTGACTTGATTGTTGCTGGTAACACTATGTATTCTTTGTATGTAGGCGCTTTGCAGTCTATTCAGCGTATTGCATCTGAAGAGTCTGGTGCAGCAGGTTTTGCTTCCCTCAAGTTCTACGGTGGCGGTACTTCTGCTGATGTGGTACTCGGTGGCGGTTATGGCGCACAAGAAACAGCTACTTATATGTATATGCTGAACACCAACTACATTTTCTTCCGCCCACACAAAGACCGTAATTTTGTACCTATTGGTGGTGAGCGTCAGTCTATAAACCAAGATGCGATTGTAAAATTGTATGGTTTTGCTGGCAATCTTACAGCTTCCAACAGCTTCTTACAGGGCTTATTGACAACTTAATAGTTAGGGGGAAACCCCTTTCTATTAATCGTCTAATTAATTAATAAAGGAAATAAATCATGGCATTTACAACACTACCGATTGCGGGTACAGACCTCGTAGATATTCAAACCGTTGCAGAAATGGCGTTAAATGGCGGCACAGTTCCAAACTTTGGCCCATTAGGCACACAAACTTTTGCTAATGACGGTAAGCGTTATGTTTGGGCAAAAGCTGGCGAGGCTATTACAGCTTCTACAGCAACTTGTTCAGTCAATACGACTACTTTTGTAGCAACTGCTTCTGCTGGCACTTACGCAGCCCCAATTTTCACAATGGCTTCAGGTGATTATGGTTGGTTTAGCAAGGCTTCAGTCTAAAAATTGAAGATGTAGTAAAAACTGGGATTCCCTCACAAGGGGAGTCCCTTTTATTTTTTTAACCCTAACCACTTAGGAGATTTACATGGCTATTGATAGCGATACACAAGGTGCAGATGCACGACTAGCAGTCCAATTCTATAAAAAAAGTGTTAAGCAAAACGAGGCTTCAGACGAAGCTGGTAGACCGATTTTTAAAGAATTTGATTTTGTCCGTATTATGATTCCTGGCGATAATTTGACAGAAATTGACACATACGCTCAAGAGTCCCATAAACAGCGTTTTCCACGCCAATGGGCGCATTATCAAAACCAAGTAGCAAACCACGAAGATATTGTTGGCACACCTATAGACCAATGGCCTCAAGTTACTCGTAGTCAGGCTGATGAATTGCGTGGTTTAAAGTTTCACACAGTAGAGTCTATTGCAGACTGTTCTGACCAGCAACTTCAAAGAATTGGCATGGTAGCGGGTATGTCACCCCATAATTTTCGCTTAAAAGCCAAGGCTTTTTTGAATTTAGCTAACGATTCTGCCGAAGTAGCCCAAAGAGAAGCAGAAATGCAAGCATTAAAAGAAGAAAATGCTAAAATCAAGTTTGACACCGAAGCGAAGCTATCCAAAATGCAAGAACAAATGGAAGCGCTACTTGCTGCGGTTGCGAAACCTAAAACACGCAAACCCAAAGTAGCCGAGGCTTAATATGTCCCAAACGATGTTGCAACTGGTACAACAAACCGCAGCCGAGTTAAACCTCGCTGTACCGTCTTATGTTGTAGGTAATACCTCTCAAGATGTAAGTCAAATTCTAGCATTGATGAATGGTGCTGGATATGAATTACTTAAAGAATATGATTGGCAAGCCTTACAGGTGCAATATCGTTTCTACACGCAATCTATTACCGCCAATGCCACAACTGTCAATGGTTCGTATAACTTGACTTTTGATGGCGGCACAGATTTAAGCGCTGTTGATAGCCAATGGCAATTAACAGGCTATAACATTCCGCAAGACACTTATGTAGTGTCCGCTAATAACACCACTAAAGTCGTTGTAATGAGCCAAATGGCTAGTGGTAGTGGCGTACAGTCAGTTGTATGCGCCCAAACCGCCTATGACCTTCCTGATGACTTTGAAACCATTACAAACCGTACTATGTGGGACAAATCTAAGCATTGGGAAATGTTGGGAGGTGAAGATGCACAGCAATGGCAATGGTTAAAATCTGGCTATATTGCAACTGGTCCAAGAATTCGTTGGCGTATTCTTGATAATCAATTTCAAATATGGCCTGTAATGAATACCGAAGAGTATTTAGGTTGGGAATATAGGTCAAAAGGTTGGGCAAGAAGCGCTGCGGGTGCTGTAAAGAATAGTTTTACTGCTGATACCGACACAACTGTATTAGATGACCGCATTATGGTTTTGGCTACTAAACTCAAGTATTTTCAAGTTAAGTCTTTTGACACTACTGCATTGCAACAAGATTATCAGCGTTATTTAACTATTGCTAAAGCTAACGATAAAGGTGCGCCTAACTTATCATTTGCGCCATACCCAAGTAAAGTGCTTATTGGTTACGCTAACATACCAGACACAGGCTATGGCAGTTAATCATGTTGCTATCACAACCTAAGAAGTTTTCCGCTAAGACTACTTCTGTTCCTGCGCCTATTGGTGGTTGGAATGGTAGAGATTCTCTTGCACAAATGTCACCATTAGATGCTGTGGAAATGGTTAATTTTTACCCTACACCTACTGATGTCACTATGCGTAAGGGCTATACAAAGTCCTCTACAGGCATTACAGGTGCAGTAAATACTTTAATGAATTACCCAACTACTAGCGGATATAAGTTATTTGCAGTAGCAAGCACAAAGATTTGGGATGCTACATCCTCTACAGCTACCCAAGTTTATTCAAGTTTAACTAGCGATAAACTACAATTTGTCAATATTACTAACACCGCAGGCAGTTTTCTTGTTACTTGTAATGGGTCAGACGCAGTAACTATTTATGATGGTTCTAATTGGTTTACAGTAGCTACTACGACTACTGCACAGACAATTTCAAGTATTACAAAGTCAGGCACAACTGCCACTTTAACGACTGCAAGCCCTCATGGGCTTTTAACTAACAATCGAGTAACTATTAGTGGCGCATCATCATCTGAATATAATGGCACTTTTGTTATTACCAAAACAGGTGCAAGCACATTTACTTATGTAATGGCTACAGCACCAGCCTCCAATGCTACTGTAGTAGGAACTTATACGACAATAGGCATTACAGGCGTAGATTCATCAACTTTTATCAATGTAAACTTATTTAAAAACCGCCTATATTTTACGCAAAAGAACACCCTTTCTTGTTGGTATTTGCCTGTAGATTCTATTGGTGGCGCAGCTTCTCCCCTTTATTTTGGCTCTATTGCACGCAACGGTGGCTATTTACAAGCTATGGGTACATGGACAATAGACGCAGGGCAAGGCGCTGATGACTATGCAGTATTTGTAACTAGCATGGGTGAAGTTATTGTTTATAACGGTACAGACCCATCTTCTGCAACAACTTGGGCTTTAAAAGGCGTATGGCAATTAGGTCAAACCTTTAGCCGTAGATGTTTCTTTAAATGGTCAGGCGACCTGCTTTTGCTTACCCAAGATGGTTTAGTACCATTGGCTTCTGCCCTGCAATCTAGCCGTTTAGACCCTAG